ATGGTGATGAAGAGAACACTTAAGAATGGAAAATCTTTACAGTTTATCTACACAGGTAGAACAACTGCTGAATACCATACTCCCGGAAACAGCATTTTAGGTAACAGTGACGGTGCACCTCCAGTCGCAGAAAAAACAATTACTGTTGACGACCTACTTATTTCAAGTGCATTCGTTTATGAACTAGACGAGACTCTTGCACATTACGAATTAAGAGGAGAAATATCCAAGAAGATTGGATACGCATTAGCTGAGAAGTATGACAGACTTATCTTCCGTGCAATCACACGTGGAGCTAGAGCTGCTTCTCCAATTACAAAAACTAACTTTGTAGAACCCGGTGGAACACAGATCAGAGTTGGTTCAACAACTAATGATTCTGACGCATTTAACGCAGGAAATCTAGTAACAGCTTTCTATGATGCTGCTGCTGCTCTTGACGAGAAAGGCGTAAGTTCTCAGGGTAGATGTGCGGTTCTTAACCCACGTCAATACTACTCCCTTATAACTGATATCGGAAATAACGGTCTTGTAAACAGAGACGTTCAAGGTACAGCTTTACAAGGTGGTAATGGCGTTGTAGAAATCGCTGGAATCAAGATCTTCAAGTCAATGAATATTCCATTCCTTGGCAAGTATGGTACAGCTTTCGGTGGTACTACAGGTAAGACAGCACCTTCAAACCTAGGTTCTCATGTTGGTCCTGCACTAGAAAACGCATCAGGTGCGTCTACTGGAATTAATAATGACTACGGTACTGCTGCTGAAGTAACAGCTAAGTCTTGTGGTTTGATCTTCCAGAAAGAAGCTGCTGGTGTTGTTGAAGCTATCGGACCACAGGTTCAAGTAACTTCAGGCGACGTTTCAGTTGTTTATCAAGGTGATGTAATCCTTGGAAGATTAGCAATGGGTGCAGACTATCTAAACCCAGCTGCTGCTGTAGAACTATATGTTGGTGCTTCTGCTCCTTCTGCGTTCTAATTTATATTTTTTATACGGGACCTTCGGGTCCCCTTTTTTTTTATGACTACTCAAATAGCAACCGATACCGAACTATCCGCAGTAAACTCTATCTTGGGTAGTATTGGACAATCACCTGTTACAACATTAGGAACAATAACAACTGATGCTACAAACTCAGGACAAGAAATTGTTAATACATACGCCAACCCACAAATAGCATTAATATATAACTTGCTTCAAGAAGTAAATAAAGACGTACAAAATGAAGGATGGCATTTTAATAAAGAAGACAACGTAAAAAGATCTCCTGACAGTAATGGTAATTTTGTAATTCCAACTAACTATCTTAGATACGATATTCATGGTAATTTGTATGACCGCAATAGGGATGTTGTTAGAAGAGATGGAAAGTTGTGGGATATTGTTCAACAGACATTTGTTTTCACTCAAGACTTTTATTTCGACATAACTTATTTACATGCTTTCAATGATGTACCTCCAGCAATACAAAGATACATAATTGCAAGAGCATCAGTTCGTGCCGCTACACAATTAGTTTCTAATCCTGATTTAGTACAGTTACTTAGATTGGAAGAAGCACAAACTAGAGCAAGTGCATTGGAATATGACTGCGAACAAGGAGACCATACATTCTTTGGTTTTCCTCAAGAAAGTAACTATAGATCTTATCAACCTTACAAAGCACTTATTAGATAATGGCGAATATTACACAAACTATACCATCATTAACTACAGGAATTTCACAACAACCTGACGAACAAAAAATACCCGGACAGGTTAGAAGTATGGTTAATGCAGTACCTGATGTGGTACAAGGATTACTCAAAAGACCAGCAGGAAAGTTTGTGGATTCTTTAAGTGATGGAACAAAAAATTCAAGTACAAATGGTAAATGGTTTCACTACTATCGTGATGAGAACGAGCAATATATAGGGCAAGTCCATAGAGATGGTACAGTCAGAATGTGGGACTGTCAAAATGGTGATGAAAAGAATGTTATTGACGCAACTACAGGATCTGGTGCTGGTAAATATTTATATCACACAGGTGATGAAGATATACAAACGCTTACTCTTAATGACTTTACCTATATAAACAACAGAACTAAAACTGTTCTGATGGACACGACAACAGAGCCAGATGTAAATTTTGGAAAAGAAATTTTTATAGAATTAAAAAGTATTTCTTATGCAAAACAATATGCAGTAAATATTTTTGACACTACTAGTACAGACACACTTACCACTGCTACAAGAATAAATGTTGAACTTATAAAATCAAGTAATAACTATTGTAAGTCTGATGGTACAATGGATACCCACAACAACAGACCTACAAACTCAGCTAGATGTACTTCTGCTGCTGGAGATAACAGAGATGCTTTTGCACCTAACGTTGGTACAAAAATTTTTGATGTTGAAGATGGCGGGGCAGAAACTGATCAAGGACCATCAAATCCGGGACATATTTATAACTACACTATTAACGTAATGAATGGCACTACAGATGTCAGTTCACTTACTGGAGCATCAGCAAGATCTCCAAAAAATCTTTACTTTCGTGTAGCTACAACTGGTCAATCAGTACCTTACACAGAAGGATCTGGTAGTACACAAACTACGGTGTATCAAGCTAGATATACAACTACGTTTGATCTTCTTCATGGTGGAGAAGGATGGGCAGAAAATGATTTCTTTTATATTTGGATGAAAGATGGTTATTACAAAGTAACTATCGAAGCTATAAGTACATCTAAAGTTCAAGCAAACCTTGCACTTGTTAGACCTAATCCAACTCCATTTGATAATGAAACTACAGTTACTGTTGAAAGTATTCTTGGAGATATAAGAACAGGTATTATTGCTGATGGAAATATATCTGATAGTGATATAACAACGATTGGTAATGGCTTACATATAAAAAGAACTTCAACGTTTAACGCTTCTACACCGGTAGGAGAACTACTTAACGTTGTTGCAGGAAAAGTAAATGATGTAGGAGATTTACCAAGTCAATGTAAAAATGGAATGGTAGTTGAAGTTGTAAATAGTGCAGCTGAAGAAGATAATTACTTTGTAAAATTTATAGGTAATAGTGGTAGAGACGGTGAGGGTACATGGGAAGAATGTGCTAAACCCGGTAGAAAAATAAGACTAAAAAAATCTACTATGCCAGTACTTCTTATAAGAACTGCTGATGGTAATTTTAGATTAACTGAATTAGATGGGTCTACATATAGTATTGGTGGGGTAGCACAGCCAGAAGTCCCCTCATGGGATGATGCTTTAGTTGGTGATGACATAACTAATCCAGAACCTTCTTTCGTAGATAATACAATTAATAAATTATTATTTTTTAGAAATAGATTTTGTATTCTTTCTGAAGAATTTATTGTAATGTCTCGTCCGGGAGACTTTACTAATTTCTTTTCAAAATCAGCTATTCAATTTGTAGCTAGTGATCCTATAGATATTGCAGCTAGTTCAGAGTACCCAGCAGTTTTATATGATGGTATTCAAACTAACACAGGACTAATTCTTTTTACTAAGAATCAACAGTTTATGCTCACTACAGATAGTGATGTATTCAGTCCACAAACTGCAAAAATAAATGCTCTTTCTACTTACAACTTTAACTTTGCAACTAACCCTGTATCTTTAGGAACAACTGTAGGGTTCCTTGATAATGCTGGTAAGTTCTCTAGATTTTTTGAGATGACTCAAGTTCAAAGAGAAGGAGAACCTATAGTTATTGAACAGAGTGCAGTCGTTCCTAAACTGTTTGAAAAAGATTTAGACATAATATCTAATTCAAGAGAGAATCAAATTATTTTCTTTAGTGAGGAAGACTCATCAACCTTATATGGTTATAGGTATTTTGATAACATCAACGAAAGAAAATTAGCTTCATGGTTTAAATGGACATTAACAGGCACCATTCAATATCACTGTATTCAAGATGATGCATTATATGTAGTAGTTAGAAATAACAATAAAGATCAACTTTTAAAATATTCAATAAAATTAGATTCTAATAGTCCAACAGTTGAAGAATACAGAGTTCACCTTGATCATGTAAGAGAGACATCTGGCTGGACTTATAATGCTACGACAAAGAAATCTTCTAAAGCTAAAACAGATTCACAGTTTCTTGGTTTAGAAAGTACAAATCAATTAGCTGTTTATGATAATTCTAATAATTCTTCAGGTACACAAAATATAGGAAGGTACGCAAAGGTAACTATCAATGGTAATAACTATGAAGTTGATGGTGATTGGAGTGGCGAAAGTTTTTTAATTGGATACTTGTTTACTATGCAAGTTGACCTACCTACTTTCTACTACGTCACTAAAGACGGAGATAGATTCAAAGCAGATACAAGATCTAATACTATTATTCATAGAGTTAAATTAGCATTTGGTCCTGTAGGTGTTTATGAAACTAATTTAAAAAGAATTGGAAGAATTGATTACAATGAAGAATTTGAAATTACAGCAGCCGATAGTTACATAGCTAACACGGCAGGCATTGTAAATGATGAAGTCTTAAGAATAGTTCCTGTTTATGACAGAAATATAAATACATTACTAACACTTAAATCTACACACCCAGCTCCAGCCACGATACACAATCTGACGTGGGAAGGAGTATTAAATAATAAGTTTTATCAGAGTGTCTAAATACATACACCCAGCAACATTGGAAGCTGCACTTTGTGTGGCTTCTAATTTATTACCCGATGACTATCGGGAGGTTACAGA